AGTGTCTCGATGAGGTACTCGTGGGAGACCTGGGCGAACTTGCGGCGCTCGTCCGTGTCGAGGTAGATGTAGTCAACGTAGAGTGACGCGGCGACGAGGCCGGCCGCTGAGACACGGTCGCGGATCGTGTGGACGTTGGAAACAAGGGGTGTCTGGTCGTAGCAGAGGTTGTTGATCGTGTTGAACTCGAGGTTGATGCGGACCTCGTGGTACTGGAGAGCGATGAGAGGAAGAGCAAGGCCAGGGTTGCGGTTGAACCAGAACTGGAGGGGGATGTAGAGTGTGTACTCAGGCGCGCACATGAGTGACTCGTTGGAGGCGTTGGGCTCACCGCCTGAGCACGCGTTGTCGCAATCCTCACCGCCCTGGACGAGAAGGTTAACGAGCTGGGGAACATTGCCAACCATCTTGGCATAGCCAGCCTGCTTGCCGGCCTCCTGTGTGAGCTCATTCCAGATCTGGAGCCAGTCACCGTAGTGCTTGTCGATACGCTGGCCGCCGATTTCGAGCTCAACGTTCTTGACCAAGTTGTGACCGACCCAGTTGAGCCAGCGGAACTGGGCACCAGAGCCATCCGTGCTCTGGAGTGTGACCTTAGGGAGTGTGGCCTGGAGGTAGATGCGGTAGATCAAGTCGCCGTTGCGCTGGATCGTGCATGTAACCTTGCGGCCGAAGCCAGGAGAGCCGTTGAAGGGGTTCTCGATTGACTCCATCGCGAAGTTCGTGTGGCGGCGGTACACGACCTTGAAGAATGTGATTTGGGGATTACCCGTGAGGTAAACGTCCTGCGCACCATAGGCTACCAATTGCATAAGGCCACCTCCAGTCATACTGTTATACACACGCTTGAGAAAAAAATTTTGGAATTTTATAAAATTTTACAAAATTATCTACTTCTGAAAAATCAGCCGGGAGGTATTTTGAGACTAAACTTAATATTTCAAGTCTATATTATCCATACACCATTGTTTTAATCTTGACCTTCTTATCACTATATACCCAGATTTCATATTTGTAACCTGCTTTTACAGTTGCTAAAGCTTTTTCTTCAACATTTCCTATCTTTAGCTGAATTGTCCATTCAGACTTAATTTCTATGATCTTATTTTATGAATAGAAACTAACTTCTATAATCAATTTTGTTAACCGGAACCTATCATAACGTAATTCTGACGCAAGATTCCTGATGGGCTAAAGAATCTCTTTTGAATTCTTTTATTAGTCTAGGGTATGAATGATCCATTCTTCAAAATACGCCCTTCTAAGCGATCTAATCCAGAAGCCAGAACTACCTTAGACACAGTTCATCAACATTATTTAACAAAGGTTAAAGATACTAGCGAGCAAATGAATAGCTTGAAAGAAACTTTTAATAATTTAACGACTGATTACAAGAAGGATCATAATGATATCGAGAGATACAGGATTGAGCAGAATATCAGAGATGTTAAGGGTAAGATAGATGCTATAGATGAAACTGGCGCAGTCTATGACTATTATTTACAAACAGGAGATCTCTTATTCCAGTATTACGATATTCAGGATAGAATTAATCGAGGAGCCGATAATGTTATTTCGGTTGCTGATAGAGCAAGGCCAGGTAGTGTCTTTGAAGCTCTTGAGAATGCTTCAAGGCAAGATATTAGTGGAGTAAAGTTACAGGCTCCTTCTAATTCATATATGAAGGAGCAAGGTGGAGATACTCTTAGACGTGATGCCTTGTTAGATCAGTATTTACAAAGAATGGATCCACATTATAACAGGCCTTCTAATCATGCCCTCAATGACACACTCTTCGTATGCGAGGCTTGTGGAGAAGATATGAAAATTTCTATTAATGATGCTACAATATCATGCCCTCATTGTGGATTTCATAAGTTGGTCTTAATGGATTCAGATAAGCCATCTTATAAGGATCCTCCTCGTGAAGTTTCATATTACGCGTATAAGCGTATTAATCATTTTAATGAATGGCTCGCTCAATTCCAGGCAAAGGAAAGCACTGAAATTCCAGAGGAGGTCTTTGAAAATATTCAGGGTCAAATTAAGAAGGAGCGCATACAACCTTCTTCTTTGAATCGTAGTAAGATACGTGAGATTTTGAAGAAACTCAAGTATAATTCATATTATGAACATGTTCCTCATATTTTATCTAGACTCAATGGTAATACTGCGCCAGTAATGGGTCGTGAAACTGAAGAGAAGTTACGTTACTTGTTCAAAGAAATTCAGCCTTCTTTCCAGAAGCATTGTCCAGCTGAACGATCAAATTTCTTATCATACTCATATGTTCTATATAAGCTCTGTGAACTCCTTGAACTCGATGATTTCTTACATTGTTTCCCCTTACTCAAGAATCGTGATAAGTTATATACTCAGGATAAGATTTGGGAGAAAATCTGTAAGGATTTACAATGGGAATTTATACGATCGATTTAGTACATACTGCGACCTTATATGAAAATGGTTGAACATATGCGAAGAACTTATACATGGTTGATGCTATTATAGATGGCATTCCAGTATTCTCCATATATTTATGGAAAAAGTTATTATAATAAGGCTTGAATGTGTTATCTGTTATGTCAATACATTCAACTATTTCTAAACCACTGTCTCTTATAGATTTCTCCCATTCACTTGATCTTATAAGATTCTGTGAAGGTATGTTTAAGAAATCTGAAAATATACGAAGGAATCCAGAATTTAAGATACCTGCCTTATATTTATCTTGTAAGACAATATCACAGATCACAAATGTGCCATTATCTTCTAGAGTATCATAGACAGACTGGAAGAATCTAGGTCTATCTGAATAATGGAATGCCGATTCTACCGAAAGAATAGTATTAAACTCCTTGTTTGCGAATTTCTTATTTATAAGCATTGCGTCACACTTATCAAAAAGTAACCTTGATTCTAGCGAAGATCTTATACATTTTTCTTTAGCTAGCTTAATTTGCTTATCCGATATGTCTATAGCTATTATTTTATTTGATGGATCTAATTGGGAAATCCATTCAAAATCTTGTTCACCATATCCACAGCCAACATCTAGAATCTTCACATTCTTCTTTTTCAAAACTCCAGATTTTTCAAGAATTAAATGTATTAATGACTTATTTGCCTGTAATAATGTATCTGATGTATCCCAGTATCCGTAGTTCATAAAAAAGTTTTCTTTGCTAACCACTTGTATAAAGTATTTTAAAAAAATATCATAACTAATCTGACCATCTTTTATAAAGAATGTATTAATAATCGTTGTATATGTAAAATAAATTATACAGAGAATAATAAATATATAGATAAATGTCATAAACGAACAATAAATAGTCATAGAATATATAAAATCATATAAATTCATCTAATCTATTAGAGTTTAACTATATATACAATATCACGCGCAATATGTCCGGAATAAATTATCCCTGTAATAATCAATGATTATTCTAGGTGTGGTATATTTTTGTATTCTTATTTATATATCAAGTCAGTATAACATCTTTGAAGAACGTTTAAAAGATACTTCATATATACAAACTGTAATTGTAAATTTTATATTGTCTATCTGTATTTTTATGTCAGTCTTTTACTTTACATGTTTACCTTTAGGAATACCACTTATAAAGAACATTATAATAACATTACTAGCAACTGATACAATATATTACTGGTTTCATTATACAAGTCATCAAATACCTTTTATAAAGAAATATATGCATTCAACGCATCATAATCTTAGTAATTTATTACCACTTGATAGTTTTTATTTAGACTCTTTTGATCACATTATATATGGTCTTCTAGTTATATGTTTACCACTCTTATTTGTAGAAAATATAGTTGAATATTTTATTCTTATTTTTATTTCAATGATTCATTCAATTTATCTTCATTCTGATAATTCAGATGAATTCATTTTACCAATGTTTATCACTGCGAAGTATCACACGCTTCATCACACAGTTGGACAAGGTAATTATTCTATATTCTTTTCATTCTGGGATGACTATATCGGAACACGTGTAAAA